CTGGAACTACCCACCTACATGCTACAAGAGCACAACCTTGTTAAAGGCACCGAAGGAATTAATCGGCTTTTGCTAGAACTAGTCTAGCCTCACGAAGTCCTCCTGACCGAAGTCAGGAGTCATCGTTCCAGAGGACCACACTGCTCTTTCCTGATTGAACAGACGCAAGTTATCAATTATATTTGATATCCTAGTACCGCCTTCCGGATATAGAAGCGGAAGATACTTGGACGAAGACCCTGCCACGGAATCTTCAACTAGCGCATCCTTGATTTTGTTGACATAAGTACGAACGTAACAGGCGGGGATTAGTTCCTGTCCGTCGATCTTCTTAAGTTTCAAGACCTGTGAATAAGACATTCGATTAGGTTCAGCGACAGTATGGAATTGCTTCCGAGTCGCGCGATCCTGAGACCACGCCACCCCCATCTCCCTACATCTCTTAATCTCTTCACGCATTGAACAACTTTCCTCACTAGCTTCAAGGTAATAACCATGGGGCCTAGCCTCCATACGAATTACACCCCTAAGCTTCGGTCGGTTGTCCCTTGGCAAACTGGTGATTGCACGCCTAATTTTCTTGTCTTTTCGGCATACAACCTGAAGATGTGCTGGTATCTCCGATAGATGCTTATCCGAGCTTTTCGCAAGGATGTTAGCATTCCATCGTACCAGCTTTCGAAACGTCTTCACGTCATGAGATGATTGAGCTGCAAAACCCAAAACATCCTCGACCCCAGGGTCCATCCACACAGCAGACGCGTTAAACTTTCGTACTCTATTACCGTTCGAAAACAAGGTGGAATTGATTTCGCATTCAGTGTCCGAAGACATTGTCTTTTCGAAATTGACAACCAAACCTACCTTGTTCCCTTCTTCGGCAATAAGTCCACGGAGATTTGTATTCTTTCTTACCTCGCGAATTAGTAAGTCGTCACCGTTAATCAAACAACTGTGCTTACTCCATTCGAGAAATGAAATCTCCTTCCCTATGAGAAGTCTGTCCATACTCATATCAACTACGGTCTTGTTGATTAAGCAAAGAAGTGGAAATGACATCGCGGACCCCATGGGCTGCCCGGAACCACAAACCACCCCGTCAATAGACAAATTACCTAGTATTCTGAGACACTCAAGTTCTTCGTCAGACATGACGTCAGCACGACTTATCAGAACATCTATAGCAGACCGTACGTAATCGGTTTTAATGTTGTCGGTAGCTGATGAATAATCAAAACTCAACAGCTCTGCCCCGTTCAATTTCTGAATGTGTTTGTTGGTGGGTTCTCCAACAAGCAACCACCCTTTCTTCTTCAACATCGCGTACAAACTGTGATGAAGTGGTATCAACACCTCTGTGTTCTTTGATGAGTACAAAGTAACGATCCTGGGTTTACCAGAAGCGAAAACTAACTCAGTCCTAAAGTTCTCAGAGAGTGATTCTTCATTCCAGTTTCCACCATCCCTCCGGGTAGAGTTCAAAGTGGCATTCCCGTTGGGAATGAACGGTCGTCTGCGTGCATCCCACCCCTGGTCAACGTTACGTGCAAATGCTTTACGAAAAAGTTTCAAATGCTCGTCGTCAACCGGCTGAGGGCGAATGCGTGCCGTTTTCCAGATATCTAGCTTTTCCTCAAAACGGGGTAAACAGGACTTACAACAAGATCTCTCAATCTTGGTAATGGTCTTAAAGCTAAGCTCCCAGATTAGATCAACATCTGAGAAGCACTGGCGCACGGCGCTACGTAAGCCACCGCACTGTATTGACGCCGGGGGATCCTGAATTTTGGTTAGGCCAAAGCCTGCAAACCATCCGACAAGTTGTTTAGCCTTACCCCCAAGGCTACGGCTGAGAGAACAAACGACGTCATCCTGGTCTTCTAACACCGTATAAGGGTTAGAAGATCTAATGCCAGGCGTGATCTCATCAGTCAATCCGTTCTCTATCCATTCATTTAGTTCCGTTAAGGGATCCACCTCGGCTGGACCGAGCCTGGCAGATACCTCAGTGAGGACGTAATCGACATCATAAGTTTTCCGTTTGGACAACAAATTCTCTCGAAAACGACCTGCACTTCGGTACGGAAAGTCCCAGAAGTTCTCACGGGATGAGAACAGGGTATTGCGTTTTACGACGTACCCGCGTCGGCTCTGTTCCTGACTCCTGGCCCTACACGACCCGCCAAGGACCTCGCCCGGCTCCTCTGAAACTGAAGCAAAAGTTTCACCCGACTGTCTGTCGGTAAGAGGAGGCTGAGGAGGAGGTGCTGCACTGAAGGTCCCCGAAGGGGACTCTGACACAGAGCCCCGGACGGATCTTTCGGGTAACACCGCAAGAGGAGTTACAGAGAGAGACATCGATTCCCAAAAATGTATTAACCTAGGTACTGATGTCATCGTTGAATTTTAGGTTTGAAGGAAAGTTATATGCAGATTCCTACTGCAGTGATCTGGGCTGGTTTCACAGGGTTGCCGAAGCTCCCAGACCCAATCCGGTAACACACCGGAGCCATTTCAACCGAAGTTTAGGGTGACACCCTGTACCGAAGAGCTCGATACACCATTATTTGTTGCTTGTAAGGTCATCCTGGTAAGGAACCTCAGAGCATGGTAGGTCATGACCCCGTCCTAAGACTACCACTTTATTTAAAGACGATACGGTAACGTCAGAAGCTTTCTTAAAGGCGTGAACTCCAAATCCCTGGGGTTCCCACGCAGATGCCTGCATGGGCTGTAAATACACGGGTGAACCACGCG